TAACTAACACCGTGTCTATCTTACCCTGCTCATACAAGATGCCGATTGTATCAATGGCGACCTTAGTCTTACCCGTACCCATTTCCATGAACAGCGCGTAATAGGTCGCGGCCCACGAATCTTGAAGCGCTTTCATTTGGTGCTCATACGGCTGCGTCTTGAAAACAAAGTCTTTCATTTTTTTCTCCAGAAAGTGATTGACGTGTCTGTTGTATGCGATTATATCTACCTTTGTCAAGGCCATACCAGTGCCTTTAACAACGAAAGAGGTAGTAATGATAGACAACTTAATATCCGAAATGGAAGAGGACTTTGAGGAGACCAGTGCGTCCTCTCTTGAGAAGCTAGACCAATCTGGTCTGTCCTCCATCGCAGCTCTCGCTCGACAAATCCGACAGAAAGAAGAAAGCATTCAACGCCTTGAGCAGGAGCTTAAGGAAGAGAAGAAAGCTTTGGTGAAGCTAACCGACGAAGACATGCCCGGCATGTTGGCGGAGGTTGGTGTATCTTCCTTTGTTCTGGAAGACGGATCGACCGTCGATGTCAAACAGACTTACGGCGCTTCAATCTTGGTCAAAAACCGCGAAACCGCGTTCCAGTGGCTTCGGGACAATGGTTATGACGACATCATAAAGAACAGCGTCTCGACGCAGTTTGGTCGTGGTGAAGATGACGAGGCTCGCAAGTTCCGTGAAATGGCGGCGAGTAACGGGTTTGAAACTCAGCAGAAAACTGAGGTTCATCCCATGACACTTCGTGCGTTTGTGAAAGAGCGCGTGGAACTCGGGGAGGACTTCCCGATGGAACTGTTCGGCGCATGGGTCGGACAAAAAGCTGTAATCAAGAAAGGTAAATAATTATGGCACAAGAACTAGCTAAAACTAAAAAGGCGGAAGTTGCCGCGTTTGATCCAAGCATGTTCGAGCAGGACGCTGGGGTCGGTATGGAGAACCTAGATCAAGATGATCTAGCCCTACCGTTTCTGAAAGTCCTGTCCGGTAACGACCCCGTGCTGGATACAAACGAAGTTGCCCGCAAGGGTGACATCTACAACACCGTGACCGGTGAAGTGTACAAAGGCAAAGACGGTGTTCGTGTCGTGCCTTGCGCGTATCAACGCCGGTTCATTCAGTGGGCACCTCGTGGTGTAGGATCAGGTGCGCCTGTTCAGATATACGAGGCTGGCGAAGCGCGTCCTAAGACAGAGCGATCTCCCGACGATAACAAAGAGTATGTTATGGACGGTAGTGGCGACTACATCGAAGAGACGCACCAGCACTACGTCCTCCTGTTGAAGGACGACGGTACTTTTGAAACAGCTTTGATTGCTTTGAAGTCAACACAGTTGAAGAAGTCTCGTAAGTGGAACTCGATCATCGCATCGCGGACCATGCAGGGTAAGAACGGACCCTTCACACCACCTCGTTTCTCTCACGTTTATCACCTGAAGACGATTAGCGAAGAGAACTCTAAGGGCAGCTGGCACGGTTGGGAAATGTCGTGCGAAGGGCCCGTTTCCGAGGCGTTTATGTACAAACGCGCTAAGGAGTTTGCGGGTAGTATCACTGCCGGCGAGGTCGTGGTCAAACACGCCAACGAGGACAACTCCGCCTCCGACAACTCGGACATCCCGTTTTAAGCTAACCGATTGGTGGGGGGAAACCCCCACCATTTTTGGAGGATCTCAATGTCAGTAAAAAAGTTTATGTCTATCTTCGATGGCCTACAGCAGGCTTACGGATACTTCCGGATAGACAAAGAAAGCTCCTCGGGCAAAAGCGTGGGCAAGGCAGGCATACTGCGCGAACCACGGACCACGGACCTGTGGGAGCGTCACCTGTCGGGGACAGGAAATGGTTTGGGTATTATTCCCATCAACGAGGACAACGCCTGTAAATGGGGTTGTATAGATATCGATCAGTACCCTTTGGACCACACCGCGCTGATAGATAAGATAAGGAAGCTCAAGCTTCCTTTAGTTGTTTGTAGGTCTAAGTCCGGCGGAGCACACTGCTTCCTGTTTTCCAAGGACTGGGTAGACGCAAAAGATTTCCAGAAGGCGCTCAAGTGTATGGCGTCAGCTCTAGGTTACGGGGAAAGTGAGATCTTCCCTAAGCAGGTTGTCCTGCACCTTGAACGGGGTGACGTGGGTAACTTCCTGAACCTGCCTTATTACAATGCAGAAGAAGGGCTTCGCTACGCTTTTCTAGATGATGGAACATCCGCAACTCTGGATGAGTTTTTTGATCTGCACAAAAAGTACGCTCAGACAAAGGAGCAGATAACCAAGCTTCAAGTTGTAGATACCGGAGAAACAAAGGTCTTGGCCGACGGACCACCGTGCTTACAGGTTTTGTGTAAGAACAAGGTCAGCGAAGGTGGTCGCAACAACGGCTTGTTTAACATCGGGGTGTATCTGCGTAAGGCTTTTCCAGACAGCTGGGAAAGTGAGATCTTGAACTACAACATGCAGTACATTGACCCTCCCCTGCCCCTAGCAGAAGTTAATGCGGTGGCGAAGCAGGTGGAGCGTAAGGATTACGCATACAAGTGTAACGACGCGCCGATAAACTCTCATTGCAACAAGGAGTTATGCTTTACCCGTAAGTTCGGGGTAGGGACGGGCACACAAGGTGCGTCCATTGCAAACCTGCGTAAATATAACTCGACACCACCCGTCTGGTTTATGGACGTCAACGGTGAGCCGCTGGAGCTGGACACAGATGCCCTGCTTCACCAGCCTACCTTCCAGAAGGCTTGTATGGAGCAGCTCAACCACATGCCGCGATCGGTGGCGAAAGTGCAGTGGGAAGGTCGGATATCTACCCTCATGAACGAGATGAAGCAGAATGAAAGCAGCATCATCGAGGTGGCTCAGGACGCTAGCGTAAGCGGTCAGTTCTATGATTATCTGGAAGAGTTTTGCCGTCACCTACAGCAGGCTCAGGATAAGGAAGAGATCCTTCTGCGTAAGCCTTGGACCGATGAAGAGGCGGGTAAGACCTACTTCCGTCTAAAAGACTTTGAGGGCTTCTTACGCAAGAACAAGTTCAGCGAGTACAAGACCCATAAAATAGCACAGCGTTTACGTGATATTAATGGAGAAAGTACTGTTATTAGGATTAAGTCGCGTAGCGTTCGTGTCTGGGAAATACCTGCGTTCGACAGCTCGGATGTGTCTATCCGCACACCACGGTTCGGGACGGAGGCCCCGTTCTAATGACCCCCGCGGATTACATTCGTCGGAACAAGAAGATCTACGAAATGTATCTAACACGCATGACTATGACTGCTATCGGGGCTCGCTTTCACATTAGTAGAGAGCGGGTCCGACAAATTATCCGGAGGTTGGAGAAAGATGTTTAGAATATTTGGGCCGCCCGGAACGGGTAAGACGACGACACTGTTGAACATGGTCGATGACGCACTGGCCTCGGGCATCGCCCCAAACCGGATTGCGTTTTTTGCATTTACAAAGAAGGCCGCAAACGAAGCTAGAGAACGTGCGTCGGCTCGCTTCAACCTCGACCCCAAAAAAGATCTTGTATACTTTCGGACCCTGCACAGTATGGCTCTGGCGATGACGGACATCCAACCCACGCAGGTAATCCAAGATTCACATTACAAAGAACTGGGCGAGGCGATCGGCGTAAGGTTTGGCAACACCTCTTCGTACAATGCCGACAACGAGGTGGCGTCAGCAATAAGCTCCAGCGATCCCGTGCTGGGTCTGATAAACCTAGCCAAGCTAAGGAAGGTGGGTCTTCGGGAACAATACAACCTTAGCAACCTGAACGTAGACTGGAACGTGGTGAGTTACATTGATGAGTGTCTTACTAAGTACAAGCAAAGCATGGGTCTCTACGATTTCACAGACATGCTACAGGTGTTTATAGACCAGTCCGACCAGTGCTGCCCCCGTTTCGAGCTTACCTTCTTAGACGAAGCGCAGGACCTGTGCCCCATGCAGTGGGACATTGCCCATATTTTAGACAAGAACAGCAACCGTATGTACGCGGCAGGAGATGACGACCAAGCTATTTATCGATGGGCCGGTGCGGACGTGGACCACTTCATTAACCTAGAAGGCGGTTCGGAAACACTTAGTCAGTCATATCGTGTTCCTAGTCGTGTTCACGAAGTGGCAGAGAACGTCGTAAAGAGAATTACAAAAAGATTTCCTAAACGATATGAGCCGAGGGCAGAGACGGGGCAGGTATCGCGCATAAATATGGTGTCCTCACTGGACATGTCTGACGGCTCATGGCTTATATTATCGCAGGCTGCGTACCACCTTCAAGGCATCGCAAACGACCTTAAATCTTCCGGATACCTGTTCAGTCACCGAGGTAATAGATCCATTAGCGAAAAGATTAGCGACGCGGTAAACGGCTGGGAACAGTTACGTAAGGGCATGACGATCTCCGGCGAGAACGCCAGAAAAGTTTACGCCTACATGTCGTTGAAGAACCGCGTAAAAAAAGGTTTTAAGAAGCTGCCGGCCTTAGCTGACGAAGATCAGGTAAGCTTGGAAGTTTTGCAAAAAGATCACGGTCTGGTCGCCACCATAGATATGATCTGGAGCGAGGCTCTGGATAAAATCCCCGAGAGTGAACGTGCCTACATCACAGCTATGCTGAGACGAGGCGAGAAGTTCAACGGAGTGCCCCGTATCTCAACATCCACGATCCACGGGTCAAAAGGCGGGGAGGCAGATAACGTCGTATTGATCACGGACCTCAGCCCAGCTGCCGATGACGACATGCGCGTCAACCCCGATGACATACACCGTGTGTTCTATGTGGGCGTTACGAGAACCAGAGACAAACTATACATTGTCGAACCCGAAGATGTTACAAGGAGCTACTACATATGACGCGGGAAGAAATCCTAGACCAAGCATTGAACCTAATCACCGGTGACAGGGCGAAGCAATACGGCGACGCCAAGGATAATCATCTCGCAATCGCTACTGGCTGGAACCACATTGTTCAAAGAGCTTACGACACACACGGGACGCTGACGCCGGAACACGTAGCTTTAATGATGGACTGGTTGAAAACATGCCGACTTCTGACAGACATCCAACACGTTGATTCATGGGTGGACAAGGCGGGTTATACCGCGCTCGGCGGTGAAATCGCTACAAAGGATTAATCATGGCAAATCTTCAGATGGCTATGTTCGCGCCGAAAAGCGAATGGGTTCCTCCGCTAGAATTACCCGACATTACATCCGCCGGTAAAATAGCTATAGATGTCGAGACCCGAGACCCAAACCTCAAGGCCCACGGGCCGGGCTGGCCTACGGGTGACGGAGAAGTCGTGGGCTATGCAATAGCTGTTGACGGGTGGTCTGGTTATATCCCTGTAGGGCA